CTACTCCGAATACGTCAACCTGAACGAGCACGAACTCAAAGCTGCAATCAAGTCGGTCTGGAAGAAGCACGAGGAGTCTGCGAAGCAGGATTTGGCGCCGCTCCTCTACTACCTTCGTGCACGGCTCCGCGCTCAAGGTGCCCGCAACGACCTTGCGAATAGTGACCGGGGATTCGCCGCTTGGGTGGAGGAGAATCTCGACATTAGCCGCCGCACTGCCGACCGCTGGTGTGAGTGGTTCGCCGTGGAAGCTGGACTCAAGCCGGGAACTTCTAGACAGGTGACCAAAAGTGAGGATGATGAGTTTTACGCGGCGATCTTGAACGATCATCGAGGCGAGACACAGATCGCTTTCAATTGCTGGGTCAAGACGGCGATCCATACTCAATTCACAAAAGCCTTAGCCAAAATTCAGAAACAGTTGGGGCTGAAGAACAAGAAAGAAGCGATGGTGCGAGGAGTGCTCTATGCCGCGACGGCTATTAACGGAAAAGCAAAGAGCGGAAGCTCTGCAACAATGGTGGGCCACGTTTCCCTACGGCAGCAACGCTCAAAGGCTAGAGGCCATCAGCAAGTTCGAACAGCAGTACGGCCCGCTAACCGAAGCGGAAAAGCGAAGCGCAATGTTCCGATGGTCGCCAGAGGACAAAGCAAGAGTGGGCATAAGCTCTTGGCACATGGCTCCGACGGACATCGGGGAGCAAGCGGCACTCGGGTTATGCGAGCAACTGCTGGACGATAGTCACTACGATCTGTTGCTTAATCAGACGGGACTCGTAGAGACACCGGACTTCGAGCCTCTCTGCATCTTGTTAAAGAACTGCATCCCCCAAGAACTCATAAACGCCGTGCGGCCCGTAGTCCGCAAAGCCGCTCACCGGAAAGTTGCGGCTGGCAATCGTGGTGTTGCAGCCGGGACTGGCATGCAGCCCCGCCGTCGTAAAGACGGGACTGTCGGCAGCATCAAAGGCATTCCGATCTTAGAAGACCTCAGCGAAGAGGATTACAAGCGCATCGGCGGAGCCAAGGACGGAACCTTCGGATTCCTTGATCGGACTATCGGTGGCGGTCAAGTGTATCCGTGCAGACTGACAAGATACAGCGGCGCATTGCCCGCCGAATTGCGATTGATGTCGGAGTTAGCCTCTGCTGTCGCTGAATCTTTCCGTCGCTCGTTTGTTTCTGATAGGTGGGAATCTCAATTCGCTAAAGCAACCAACACTCCCCTGACTTGGTTGATACGAACCAAAGACGGCCACACGCCGTTCACAACTATCACCTGCAACAAGAGCTTCCGAACCGCCGCGCATATCGACGCAGGGGACTTGAAAGAAGGATTCGGCGTCATGTGCTCGATGGGCGACTTTGAAGGTTGCGATCTTGTGTTCCCGCGTTACAGGACAGCAGTGCGCTACCGGGAAGGCGATGTGCTCCTCGCGAACGTTCACCAAGTCCATGGGAATACTCCGTTGCTGACTCCTGAAGGCAAGGAGCCAAAGTTGGGCCGGGAGCCAGAGCGGTTGGTGTGCGTCTTCTACTACCGGGAGAAGATGGACCAGTGCGAGAGCACGATTGAGAAGGAACACGAGTTCATTAACAAACGCGAGAAGGGTGACGCGATGCGGAAAGGTAAAGCCAAGGCAAAGGCGGCTGGTAAGAAGTGAAGACCATCATCATGATCATCGGGGCGGGCGCTACGGGTAAGACGACCCTGAGTTGCGCTCTCGCCGGGCAGAACGCCGCTCAGCATTGTGTTGACCTCAGCATCACGCAGAAGGGGGCGCGGAAGCTATTCAAGGCCCCCTATGTTCTCGGCTCGGAGATCGCCGTAGCCGGGAATCTCAAGAACACATCAGACGCAATCGGCGCAATGGACGCGTTACACCAGACAATTGACCACTGCCTGAAGGAGCGGGACACGGTCATCATGGACGGATTCCGCTGCACGCAGAAGCTCGTACGTTGGATAGAGGATCACCCGCTCAAACCTGCTGCATTATTCGTTTTCATTGAGCTTTCACTCAATGCGAACCTCGTCCGGCTCCGCGGACGGCGGGCTGGGAACGGTACGGTTGAGCACAAGCTCCCCCCTAAGACGTTCCTCAACGTCCTGCGATTCCGCGAGCGATCGCGAAGCGTCTGGAGCTACGCACGACGCTACTACATTCGCCAGCCTGTGCAGTTCCTTCATCTCCCCGAAAACAACACGCCGGATGAGAACGCTGCACTCATCCGCGAGGGACTCCGAGAATTTTCCATCAAGATTGGCAAAGCCGCGACCGCCGCGCAGTAACAACTATCATGTGGCACGACCTCATTTACGATCTGACTCCGGTGCAGCAGTTAGGCACGGGAGAGATTTTGTGGAAGCGCGACGATCTGTTCGCTCCGAACGGACCGGGCAGCGTCAATGGCAGTAAGCTCCGCCAACTCATATGGCTCATCCAGAACCGCGGAGCGGGATACAAAGGCGTGGTGTCCGGCTGCGTGAAGGACTCTCCTCAGCACGCAATGGTTCCCGCCGTTGCTCAACACTACGGCCTTCCCTGTGTTCAGTTCGTCGGAGGCAAGCCGGGTAAAAAGCATCCGATGCTGGAGTTTGCGAAGGAGTTCGGCGCGGAGATTCGTTACACGCAACCGGGATATGCGAACAACTTGAATGCTCAGGCGTCGAAGTACGCTGAGGAGCACGGATGGTTCCATGTAGAAACGAACATCACAGTGGAGCACGATACCAATCCTCCCGAGTGTGTTGAGGCATTTCACGGGGTGGGCAGCGAGCAGTGCAGGAACATTCCCGACACCGTTGAGAACATCTTCATCCCGGCAGGATCGTGCAACTCGCTTACGTCAATCCTCTACGGCCTTGCGCGGTTCAAGCCAAAGTCCCTCAGGACCGTTCATCTATTCCGCATCATGGATAACGCCGATGAGCACCGCAGGTGGACGAATGAACGACTCGACATAATCCGCAAGTTCACGGGTGACCCGCTCCCGCTGCCATATGAGTTCATTGAATACCCGTTGTCGGATTCAGGGTTCTGCGCCTACACAGATAGGATGCCGTACGAGCTCGAGGAGCTTGAGTTCCATCCCCGGTATGAGGGAAAGATCCTCAATTACATTCAGCAGAATCCCAGCGCGTTCGAGCCGCTGATGAACGACAAGACACTTTTCTGGATCATCGGGAGTGAACCGGTGAAAACTCGAACGAGTAGCCACCGGGTCAATCCAGCCCCAGTCTGTCACGGTAAGATGACTGACATCTTCTACAGCCCATCGAAAGCCACGCACCAGACAACGGGCCGTTATTGCGAACTCATGGGTCTTCCCGAAGTTCAGGATTTGCAGGCGGGAATGGACTTCCGCAAGCCGGAGTATCGCCGCGAGGTTTTCCTCCGCTTCTACGAGTGGAGCCTACAAACGCGCTCATTCCCCGGCGGCGTCTATTTCGTGATCCCGTACCTGTACAAAACATTCCAATGGAACCGCGAGGCGCGTCTCTGGTTCGCGTTCCTCAACGGCAATACGCAAAACCCGGTGACATCGTGGATCATCTTCAAACGGTTCCCGAATCTTGCCAGACTGAAGATTGCCGATCTGGACAGGTGGTTCAACAAGGAGTTCAAGCGGCTTGCGTTCGACACCGACCGCCGTCACCAGAAGTCGGATTTCATGGAATCGGTCAGGTGCTACCAGAAACTCACACAAGGCGAGCAAGAAAACTTTTTCAACGGCTTCATCAACACCGAGGATCAACACGAAAACTTCCGCAAGGCTTGGGATGTGGTGTTCAACCAGTTCTACTCGTTCGGGCGTTTGGCTTCATTCTCCTATCTGGAATACCTCCGCATCATGCGGGTCAATTTGGACTGCGATCAGCTGTTCCTCGAAGACATGAAGGGGAGCCACTCCCACCGAGACGGCTTGGCAAAGGTGCTTGGCCGGGACGACCTCGATTGGCACGATAGCAACCCGACAGGGTTCGCCGGGAAGTACACACCGGAGATGCTGGCTTGGCTGAACAAGGAAGCGACTCTTTTGCTGGCCGAGGCTAGCCAGCGGACCGCAGGGAATCCCTACGCTTACGACGTCTCCTACTTCACGTTGGAATCCACGTTCTGCACGTACAAATCGTGGCATCGTCCAAACCGACGCTATCCGGGCGTCTACCTTGACATGTTTCACGACCGCATCAAAAAGGCAGAAGCCACGTGGCCGGAGGAAGATTTCGGCCTGTTCTGGGACGCCCGCAAGACCTACCTCCCGGCCCACCTTCGGCTGGAGGACAATCCTCACGATGTCGGCGTCAAGCCCGAGAAGCAGAACCACTACAGGCTCACCGGGCAGGTCATCGCTATGGATTGCGACTGGCCTTGCTTCCGCAACGATTACCGCCAAAACAAATCCGCCAAGACCGCATCCGCGCAGTATTGAAACTTCAGCCGTCGGCCCTACCGCTGGGTAGGCGGTCACGCCGTGGGAGTTGGCGCCTGAAATTCCTGAACTTCCATTATTCGAGTATTGAAGACTCGCACAGGCCGTAGCAGCCGAAAGGTTCGCCAATGGCACAAGGACGGGGACCACGACCTCCATCGCGGTCCCCCATCCGAATATGGAGGATCCGTGACTGATTCAAAGAAACCTACCGTCTCTTATCTTCGCTGGGATGAGCCAGCATTCTGGGCCGACCGCGTCGTAGCTTCCCGAATGACAACTCACCAACGCCATCTGTACAGGGCACTCTTGCTCGCCGCGCTGTGGTGTCCTACCCGGCCCGATCTGCCGAACGACGACAATGAACTCTATCTCCTTGCTGACGCCGATGATGTTGCTGACTGGCAGAAGAACAAGGCTCCGATTCTGACGAAGCTCCATGAGGACGAAGTTGATGGAGTCAAGGTCCTCTACAACAACCGACTGCGCAAGGAGTGGGCCGTCTTTGAAGAGGCTCATGACAAGTGGCAAGGTCAAGCTGAAGCCAAGAAGTCTAAGCTGTCTGCCCGTGCCAAGAAGGGCGCAGACGCCCGCTGGAAGAATGCTAAGGATGCTTCAAGCATTGCCCCGGATGCTACAGGCACACTCGGTATGCCCCTAAAAGATACCGAAACCAAACCTACAGAAAACTCACACTCAAACCAAAAGAGAGAGCAACCGGAACCAAACCCTGCGGGTGCTCAGGCATCGGGGTCCGGTTCTCCAGCGAATGCTTCGCATTCTACAAACCCTTCGGACTCAGGTTCGGGGTTCAGTGCACAGGACCGAGCAGAGGTAGATCGGTTGTTGGGGAACACCCCGGCTACGACTATGGCCGAACAAGCCGAGGCCAAGAAGAATCTCTGTGTTCTCGTTGACACGATCTTTGGTGATCCCGTCGACCGGGCCGATATCACTTCACTCCTGCGCCGGGACAATCCGCAGATTGTGTTGGATATTATCCGGTGGGCTTGGGAGAAGTCCGACTACTGGTTTAAGAAGGAGAAGGGGATGGTCAAGAATCCTGCCGCGCTCTACAACGCCTACCCTCCGATGAAGCAGTCGTATCTCTCCTATTGGCAGACCGCCAAAGACCGTCTTGACGCAAAGAAGAAAAAGAAGAACGGTTCGGCTCCTGTGTTCTCCGACGAAGAGGCTGCGTTGAAGCGCGGTGACACTCTATGAAGATCGGAATCGAGCGCAATGGCAAGCATTATCTTTTCAGCGACGTCCCTGACTTTGCCTACGACATGACTTTGTACGAACCCGGCGACGAAACGTCCTTCATCAGCTGCCAGCCATACACGGATGAGAACGACATCATGACAGTTCCGCTCTTGGTCTACAACGGCGGCGTGGTGGAAGGAAAGCAGATATGACCTACATCATCAAGTGCAACAACGATTGGGTTCTGTTTCGGAATGTTCCGAGCAACTACACCCGGTTCGACTTGGACCGGAAGGGATGGTATCTCAAATGCGGGAAGGAGATCGTCCGTGGCGAACTTCTTCAAGGTGCGCCGTGGGATCAAGTGGAGGCACTGGTGTCATGAGCCGCACCTGCCATAACTGCCAGCGCCGTTTCAACGGGGCCGGGTTCTCATCGCAGTTCTGCACTCAGCCTTGCGCGATTGAACACGACAACAAGTTGCTGATGAATCAGAGAACGTCGCGTCAGAACGATCTCGCGACCTTCCTCTCGTATCTCAAATTCTGTCGGCGGCACCGTGCCTGCCACGACTGCATTGCGAACCAACTTCGCATCATGGACTGGATCGATGAGCGCCGGATCGAAATGCGGGCCGAAGGCAGGCCGCACTGGGTTCCTTCAATGCGCGACTTTGAAATGGCTGAGCGCGATTGTTGGGACGACCTCGTAAAGCTCTAGCCTCTCTCTACCAAATCTACGATCAGAAATCTCTCCACTTTACTTCTTGAAGAGAACCATTATCGTTCGCCCTAGAACCCGGCGGGACTGATCCCGGCTGCACCGATTGCGCTAGCCGGACGCCCCACCAAGTTCCGTAGATTCCACAGAGGAGGCGAACCATGCCACGAAGCAAGAAGGATGCACCACAGAAGCGTAAGCCCGCTGCCCGTAAGGCGGGTGTGAAGGGGAAAGGGCGCACACCAGTAAAGGTTAAGTCCGCGAAGGCGGCTGGAAAGAGCCGTGCCGAGGGCATCCGCCTGTTCGCACTCGCGGGCAGACCCAGCAAACAGGACTTCATCAAGGTCTACGGCCCCAACGGACCCAAACTCACTTGGTCTGCTCGCTCTGAAGCAGGAGTACCCGCCGAGAAGTTTCAGGCCGCGCTGGCCGCGAAGCAATCAGGGCGGTAGGCCGGTGACCCGGCAGGTGTTCACGTTCGATGCTCCGCCGGGAAGGGAGATGTGTGATTTCTGTTCCGCATCTCCCACCGCCCGCCTTTATGCCTGCCGGAACTTCATCGTCCCCCGCACGAAGCACGCGGTATTTCAGCACGAGTCCATCGGAGCGTGGGCCGCGTGCGACCGTTGCGCGGTACTCATTGATGCGGGTCACTGGTCACAGTTGACCGACCGCGCTTTTCGGCGGTTCTGCAAGAAACACGGCGTGTCTCGGTACGAGGAGTTTGAAGTCAGGGAGCAATTGCGGGAGATTCATCAACTGTTCAAGGAACACATGATCAAGGAGGCGTGAGATGAAGACTTTCAACAATCAGGGTGAATTGACGGGCGAGATCAGCACAGGCCTGACGGACAACGGTGACCGCATCACCACCAACACAATGTATGACCGGGGCAATCCTGTGATGCAGAACATCACCATCCGTCGCAGCGATGGAACTGTTGAGACGACGAACATCATCGGCAGGAAAATTCTGCCCTAGTCCAGATCGACAAGGCGGGTTCCCAACAGGAGCACAATCGCGGTGATGCGATCCGGGCAATGAACCTTGGTCCCGCCCGGCAGGGCACGAGCCGCCGCGATGAGTTGCTCAGTGGGAATCTCTTTGTAGGCGGCGAGGCTCAGCAGGGCGGCTCGGAGTTGGCTTTTGATCGGAGGCAGCACGGCAACGTCTCTCATGCTTCGAAACTACGAAGAAGCGACTGAGAGAAGCTATGCGAAGAGGGGGAACAGTGTATGCAGATCGGTAAGCCGCTTCGAACGATTGTTGTCGAACCACTCGAATCTCCTGTGCAACAACCGCCCGCAGAACCGGAACCTTCTCATGAAGCAAAGCCGCAGCCAGCGGACGCACCAGTCGCTCAATGACGGTCCCAGACTACATCTCGCCTGTCGTGGGATACCGCGTCTGGCAGTGGGATGCGACAGGTCTGAGATCGCTCAATGGCGAGAAGTGGTTTGCCCATCAGCCGCTCTCTGCCGTATGTAAGGCCGATGTATGTGGTTCCATTGCGGGTCTTTCTAAAGCCACACACAATCCTGCCGAACTGCCGTCCTTCGGCTGCACTTGCGGCGTCTACGCGGCGAGGACAATGGAGCACCTTCGCCAGTGCGGCTACAGGAAGCTCGGCGTCCACGGCGAGGTTTACCTCTGGGGCACGCTCGTAGAGCACGAACGCGGTTGGCGTGCCCAGTTTGCGTATCCCAAGGTCCTGTTCCTTGCAGCCGACGCACTTCCGTTCTCGCTATCGGAGATCAACTCTCGGCTCACAACTCTGGCCGAATTTGGCACGGACATTTTCCTACAGCGCGATTGCGAGAGAGTTGCGCTTTGGAAGCACGGATCAGGCTTCGACGGGGCAGGATTGGACTACCTTATCGAAGCACGGAGGGAGCATTACGTCCGCCGCCAACAAGAGCGCACCTTAAGAAAAGGCGACCGCGTGGCTGTGCTTGGGCACGGGATCGCGGTGGTCGAGCAGGTCAATGGCAGAGAGGTTCACGTTGTGCTGGGGAACAAGCTCGTACTGAGAATCGCACGCAAGGAAATCGTTGTGAACGAACAGAACAACCGTTGGGAATGCGAAGCCAACAAGGCCCGAGGGTACGAAGTATGCGAGTAGGAATCTATGCGCGAGTGAGCACGCTCATTGGACAGAGTCCAGAGATGCAGTTGGCCGAATTGCGAGAGTACGCTTCCCGGCGCGGATGGGAAATTTATGCCGAGTATGTGGACTCGGGAGTTTCCGGCTCGAAAGAATCACGCCCGGAACTCAATCGCCTAATGTCCGACGTTCACCTGCGGCGCTTTGACGTGGTGCTGTGCTGGAAGGTGGACCGATTCGGGCGCTCGTTGAAGCACCTTGTCAATGCGCTTGCCGATCTCGATTCTTACGGCGTGGCCTTCGTCAGCCTGCGAGACAATCTGGACCTCTCCACTCCGTCCGGGCGGCTAATGTTTCAAATCATTGGTGCCATGGCCGAGTTCGAGAGATCGTTGATTCAGGAACGTGTCCGGGCCGGGTTGCGCAACGCCAAGCTCAAGGGGAAGACGCTCGGGCGTCCATCGTTAATATTGGACTCTGGCAGAATTGCCCGGCTTCGCGCCGCCGGAGCATCCATACGCGAAATTTCAGCGCAACTAGGAGTGTCGCCTTCGACGATCCATAAGGCCCTACAACGGCGTACGCAAAACCCCTAGTCGCAGCCATCCGTCCAGCCCGTGCAAATGATTGATTTTGGGTGCCTCGAGTTTTGCTGGTCGGCGTTTGTTTAAGTGATGATTTGCAAACGCCGCGACGACAGCAATGAGGATTAGCGAATCTTCAATCACACCCTAGTGGTCCAAGAACGGAGGACCTAAGTGCGTCGGTCGTATAATGGCCTTGGACTGACACGTAGGAAGTGGCGGCAGAGGGACAATGGCGTATTTTATAGACCTGTTTTCCCCAGAAACGTACGAAGCCTTCGCGCGTTCGCCCCGAGACACATCAGGATTCCGTCGCCGCCACAAGAACGTGGCTGAGAAAATCAAACCGGGCGATATATTCGTTTGCTACCTTACTCGACTATCCCGCTGGTTTGGCTTGCTTGAAGTCGTTGAAGGCCCATTCATCGACGACAACCCCATTTTTGTTCCCGAGAACGACCCTTTCGTTGTGCGATTCCGAGTCCGGCCTAAAGTCTGGCTTGATATCGAAAAAGGCATCCCCATTCACGACGACACAATTTGGGCTGGCCTTTCCTTTACACGTGGGTTGGAGCAAGGGTCTATCGGTTGGACGGGCAAGGTTCGTGGCAGTCTTGTGCGACTCGATGATCAAGATGGAACCTTCCTCTCTCAGAAGCTGACCGCGCAGGCTGTCGGTGGCAAATCCTATCCCCTCAGTGAACAGGAAACCCATAAGCTCGCCACACACACGGTCAATCGGCTGGACAAGGTCGTCACCGTTTCGGTTCCCGAAGATGCGGGCGCTATGGAACCCACTTCCATCATTCCAGAGGACGAGATTCGTGAATCAACTCGTGTACAAGCGCTGATTGCGACCATCGGTGCGCGAATGGGAATGTCCATCTGGATCCCACGGGCTGATCGCACTGCCGTCCTAAAGGTTTGGAAGAACGAAGGGAGCGAGCTTCTGGAACGACTGCCGCTTAATTACGATGACACAACCCTCAGAACAATTGAACAGATAGATATCCTGTGGCTCCGGGGTCGATCTATAGTCCGCGCGTTCGAAGTGGAGCATACCACTGCGGTCTACTCGGGAATCCTGCGAATGGCTGACCTCTTGGCCCTTCAGCCCAATATGGATATCAACCTTCATATCGTCGCTCCGGAGGCGAAGCGCGAGAAAGTCTTTCAAGAGATCCGACGCCCGGTATTCTCTCTACTTGAAAGAGGCCCTCTCGCAGAAAGCTGTACCTACCTTTCGTATGACAGCCTGCGTGAGCTGGCTGCGCAGAAGCACCTGTCGCACCTCTCAGACACCGTAATTGACGAGTATGCGGAGGAAGCCGAATGATGCTAAAGGCGGAGCCGGAGGCTACTTCTTCCGGAATGCTCTGCGAGGACGATGTCAAGCGTCTATTGAAAGTGTGGCTCGAGGCATCAGGCTGGCAAGTGTCCGTCATCTGGGGGCGAGGCCGCGGCATCGACGTTATCGGGGCGAAAGACGGTAAAAAGTGGATCATCGAGGTCAAGGGCTGCGGCTCGCTGAACCCGATGCGCGTCAACTATTTCCTCAGCATTTTGGGCGAACTGCTTCAACGAATGAACGATCCGGACGCCCGGTACAGCATCGCACTCCCGGACCTGAAACAATTCCGAGGCTTGTGGCAAAGATTGCCGGATCTGGCGAAGTCGCGAACCGCAATCTCGGCGCTGTTTGTCGATACATCTGGCCGGGTTGAGGAAGTCTCGACCTAATCGGTCACCTACAGGGAGGAGCTTCCAGCCGATTGGCTGGCAACGAAGGCTGCTATTGGGGCCGTCCAGTCCATGCCGACGCTACAGTGAATCAGCGTAGCCCTCTATGCTGACACGAATCGAGACTCCATCGTGAAGATCGTAACCAACCAGCATCGTCCGCGGCACACAGACGTAATCCGCGATCTGCTCAAAAGCGCCACCA